ACTATCAGATTGTAAGACTAGCTTATTCCCCGCCATAACTTCAAGTGAACCTCCAGCTGGTACGGGAGCAGTCTTAACAACATACACATCATCGTCATGGTCAGATTGACCAGATAATGCCGTAGTTGCTACCTGAACATCAGCAGTAATTGCGGCACTTGATATATTAGAAAGAGTACACCCAATTACAATCGTTGTAGTATCATTGGGTACCGTGTATACTGCTTCAAGAGCACTATTACTAACACTGGCCTTTGTTTTTAACTTAAATGTGTTTGCCATAATTTTATCCTAATGCTATTGCAAGGGCAGTTACATCAGCTAATGATGCACTCGAAAAAGTTACCCATCCGGGATTAGCTCCTGAACCATTAGCCTGCAAAATTTGCCCATTAGTTCCAGTAGCCAACCGAATATTGTCAGACCCATTGTGTATAACAATATCTCCCTGTGTAGTCGTGGGAGATAATGCATCAAATGCATCTGCTTTCGCTGTCTGCCCAGTACCACCTTGGTCTATAGCAGCTGTACCAGTTACAACTTTTTCCCATGTTGCCATTACGTCACCTCTTCTTCTTTGTCGAGCAACCTAGTATGTATCTTTTTTAGTTTTCCAAGTGTGCTCATACCTTGTTCTATATCTTTTCCTAGCATCGGAGCTTCCATGAATAACCTGAGCAGGAACTCTGTGTCTTTTATAGTAAACTTGACCGGTTCTATTTTTTCGCCCGTGAGAGAGGCGGTCAATGTGCCCCCCTTGGAACTTTTTACTATGTTAGACACAGAGTTAGACTGTTCTTACATACATTTCGTTGTTGGTCGTATCGTAATACAAACTTCCAACACCGGATGTATTATCGCCTGAAGCTGGTGCTCCTGCAGCATGTTCAACCATTTGAACATTATAGTCAGGGGCAGAAGTCGCTGTATGGTCTGATAAAGTCCAGCCGCTTAATGCACCGTCCTTATCCCATTTCAACTCAGGCCATTCAGCTTCCGTAGCTGAGGACTCAACTTGTACCCCTGCGCCATTAGCAGTGGTTTCCGTGGGGCTTGCAACATCTGCTAACTTAATTAACTTGTCAGCAACTGCAATAGTAGTACTCTCTATCGTTGTAGTTGTACCACTCACAGTAAGACCGCCAGCAATAGTAACATCTGCCCCACTCATTGAGATTGCAGTTGTTCCACCACTAGACTTGATGTCATTGCCAGTAACTGTCAGGTCACCAGCTATCGCTACGTCCGCACTACTCAGTGAGACCGCAGTTGTTCCACCACTAGATTTGATATCATTACCAGTAACTGTTAAGTCACCAGTAACAGTAACATTATCAGGAAGACCAATAGTAATAGTACCACTACTCTCAATAACGGTTGTTTCTGCTGAAACACCAGCAAAAGTAATTGTACCTGCTGGGTTAATTGCCGTAGTATTAGGTGTACCCTCACTATCTGACACTGTCAGGAAGTTGGACCACGCCGGGGCTGAACCCGTATTTTTCAGTACTTGGTTTGCTGACCCTGCTGCTAAGAATGCGGTGACACCAGAACCAGTCTGGTACAATACCTTATTATCAGCCCCGCCTGCTACAGCTGTCGCTGTTGCGGCATTCTGGGCTACATTCCCTGCAGAACTCTCAGCTACCATTTTTTTCCAAGTAGCCATGGATTATTCTCCTATTATATTCCTAGAAATACTTCTGTACCACTAAAGTACAGACCACCTACAACCGCCGTGGGTGCTGAGGCTTGGGTTTTGAATTTTAGCACCCCTTGGTAATCAATCGAGAAAGTCTCGGTTGAATCATTGTTCAATGTGAAAATATCTCCCGCTACAAGGGCAGGACTGGTATAAACGAACCTGTCACCCCCAACGAAATTATCTACCACATCTAAATCTAGAAGCTCTACATCGCTTGTTCCATCATCGCGGTAAAACTTATTATCTGACTTCCTGAATACAAGAGTCTTGTAAACATCTTTTATTAAATTTGGTGATGATAAACTTCCCACATTAACTCCTAATTATATAACGGATATTTCTCCGTATACGTCGTTGAAGCACCCTCAGACACGTCCGTATAAGTAGTAGAACTTACCAAAATATCCGAATAGTTACTTGTAAAATCTTCCTCGAGTGTGATTAATAAAGACGTCATTAAGGCATCATTAAAAGCGATACCTATATCATCAAATGATTGTGCAGCAAATCTTCCTCTTTCCCAATGAAGTGCCATTAAAAATCTATGGGACGTATAGGTTTGAAAGTCCCACTCCTCCCTCTATAAGCATATTTTCTTCCTCGTTTTATACCAGCTTCAAACTTCTGACCAAAATACTGTGCTTGTGCAGCACCCGCTGGTTGTCTCTCGTATCCCCATTGAATAGCTTTCTCTACTAAATGTTCGTGAAACTGAGAAGGAATCTCACTTTCCTCACTTTCCCATCCACTATCAGCAGAAGGTTCATTAAAAGCATCAGCTCTCTTATAATAATAAACTGTAACCAGTCTAACTTTATCAGGAGATTCAAATTTATTCTTCCCACTAGTAGTAGGATTATATTTTGCAATACCAATAGAATTCCTCTCAACCCACCACATCCAAGAAGAAGTTTTCCAAGACGCTAAAGCACTTCCTTTTGTTACTGTCGTAGACATTAAGTCAAATCCCTTATCTGAGGTCTACCTACTAACTTTGGAACTGATTCCTGGTCACCATCATCATTCTCCACATCTACAGACCATATCTCTAAAATCTTTGTATCTAAGGCGTAATATCTCTGGTCTACAGCTGTATTAAATTGAACTGCAGAATCTAATAATCTCGTCCTTGCGCTATATTCATCTGAAGCTCTATTGAACATCTTTATAATTTCTTGTGCACCCAAATCAGGATGATGCTGTTGTACTAACTCTACCATTTCTTTTGCTTTCATTTCTGCACCCCTACAAACGATGAATTAGCATCAGCTGAGGCTCCTGCATATGGAGCCCAACATCTTTCATACATAGATTGAATATATTGCATCTGTCCCTGTAGCCACTGATAATCAACTGTATCCTTTTGAATAACAGATTCATAAGAACGAAGTTTTTTCTCTAGATTAGCAGTGAACACCTGAACTTCCTTATTTATCAATGCCTGGTATTCTTGAATTTCTGTTGCATATTCTTGAAGTGTGGCTGAATACTCGCTATCCTTAGCTTGAAATTCCGTCATATTCTTCTGGATAGTGGCTTGATAAGCGACATTTTCTTTATTGAATTCATTCAATTCATTCTGGATATCTATTGAATATGTTTGCAATGCATTTGCATACTCCGTTGTCCACTTCTGAAACTTATGCTGAAGTTCATTATTCGTCCATTCTTGAACTTCTGAATTTACCTGCGCCTGAAATCTGGCAAGTTCTGCCTGAAAAGCCGAAGAATCAGTCTGAGTTCTTGATAGCTTCTGTCTATACGATTCGAGATTAACATTAAATTCATTCAAGTTATTTTGTATCTGAGTAGAATATGCCTGCACATAAGTACTTATCTTTCCTATCTGTGCCTCAGCTAATTCCACATCCTCCTGGTCTTCTATCATATCAGACAACGCTGTAAACCAAGTAGCATAATTTATCCAATCTGAATCTGTTCCTGTCGTATCACCTGTCATAGCTGACAAAGTTTCACTCGATTCATCTCCAGCCCCAGAAATAATAGGTCTTGTATAGCTTAATGTATCCGGTGTACCAGGAGAAGTAATAGACAAAGCAAGAGCTGTAATCTGTGCATTCCCAGAAGTACTTAAATCAAGAGTAGCAATAGAAGGGAATGAAGGGGCTGTAAAAGTAGGCTTAGAATAAGCTGGTGCGCCACCAAAAGATGCAACAGAACCATAACTTGGTGCATCAGGAGAATTTGGCAGAGACATATTCAGAGACAAGTCAGTTATAGCATCAAATGCAGTAGCATCTCCATCTAAATCTGACGGCAAAGCCTCACGTAATGCAACCATTTTAGCATGAATTAGATTCGCTGCCACCCATAACACAACGTGCTTGTAGAACTCGGAAGGAAAGTACGATATAGACGGAGAAGATGCGTCAGATATCGTTCCGTAGGTGACATGGCTGACCTTGGCTGACGCCGATGAGGTAGGGTCAGGCTTTACGTAAAGCTTGCCGTTTAATACAAAATACTTTGGGTCAGTACTAGGAGCATAATAAATACTATTTGTATCCGAAATTTTCCCTCTCCATTGATTTTTTATTGGCGTAGCTCTTCTATCATCTCGTTGAACATCCAAAACTCTTCCATTCGCAGTAACATCGAAACCACTTCCACTAGTTACTGATGTCTCTAAAGAGAACATATCTAACAAATCTTTATTTATCTGCTCTGCCTGAGTAACAATAGTCTTTACTCCATCAATTAACCACTGAGCTATCTCAGAAGAATAACCACTGGTACCCCCAGCATAATAACCAATCTGGTCTGTAAAGCTAGCCATTATTTCTTTTTGGGATAGCGCTTCTTCTTAGCTGGACTCTTTTTACTTTTCATATTCTGGGTCCTCCTACTGTTATCGTTATTTTCTTCCTTGCCTGATTGCCAAGAACCACCAATACCGACACTTGTCACCATACCAGCCATGACTAATCTTTTAAGATACCAATCTTCATTTTCATATTAGTAGTAGCAGTTGCTACCCAGTTTCCACCACTTCTATTCACTACGTGACAATATAGACTTGTAGAACCAGATGCTCCATGTACAGCTAACTGAATATTAGACTTAGTGCCTAACTTAGCATCAGCCATATCAGCCCAATCACCTGCCGCAACATTTACATGACCAACAAAATTAGCAAAAACTGCATCAAGGTCGGATACATCTTCACCTATTGACTTCCCCTCATCCTGCGTAATCGCATCGTCTGTAGTTGAGAAGAAAATGTCAACTGCAGGCCCTATAACTACTTCATCCAATAATACTATTGACTGAATCAGTGAACTGCCACCATTTGTTGAAAATGCATACGGTATTTCAATGCTTTGAGCTAAGACCTTATTGTCGCCTATTGTCTCGGCATCAGTAGTAAGGGTAACTGTAATTACATCCAACTCCCTCTTGTTGTCCCTCTCTTGGGAAGAATACTTATGTAAATTCGTTTGTGCCATTTCTCGTTATCTCCTTTAGGGATTCGGGGGGCCTTTGGCCCCCCGCCCTATGCTAGTATTAGCTAAACTTCAGAATACAATGTGTTTCTGGAAGACTAACTTCTAGACCGCCTTCGGTTAGAACCATGTCTTTCCGTCCATCAACATTATTGTTCTGAACGTTAGTGATGATATGTGTATCCCTAGAAACGCCATTCGCCGAAAGTGGGCGATATGCTACGTTTTTAAGGTCAACCATCACAGAGTAATCTTCCCAGACATTCCGGAACATCGGCTCCTGAACAAAATGAAGTCTGCCATAAATAGTATTTATAGTAGACACATCATGTCCAAAAGCACCCTTAACGTTCTGGATATCTACGCCATAAGGATTACTCCCACCGGATGTGGTCACTGTGTGACCCAATCCAGCTGTGTTACCAATGAATGAACTCGAACCTAGTTTATTCAACCAAGAAATTATCTTTCTTGATGCTAGGACAAGTTTATCTCCACTGTTACCTGACTCTGGAGCAAATACATCCTCCATCGCGTCAATGAAATCGTCATACGTAGAAGAAGCGTATGTGAAAGATTTTATCTTTCCATAAACTTCTGTGTAAGGAACGATTCCCCATGAGCGACGGACGGGTCCAGTTGCTGTCGAGTCGTCTGTACCAACGCCAAATAGCATTGCATGCTCTAGGTCCATTTTATGTTCCATGAGCTTCTCTTGCCAAACACGTTTATATTCGTTGCCTACGCCACGATATCGTGTTGCCAGAGCAGTACCAGAAAAGAGAGGAATAGCTGTCTTGAAAATCTGACAGTATCCTTCCCTATCGTAGAATTCGTCTTTCCATCCTTCTGGGTCGTTACTACCCTCAGCAAAAGCTGAACCTACAACCTGACCTTTAGCATCTGCAAGAATCCTGATTTTACCAGCATTCGCAGGTGTAACCGCACCAGTAGCTTGCTGAATAAGCTTCAAGAAAGTAAGCTGTACTCCAGCCTTATCAGCTGCGCTTGCGATGTCTGGGTCAGCAGCTATTTTATAATAAGCTGTAAACCCGGTTGCATAGGTAGAACCATCTGATGCATAAGATGCAGCGATGGCTACGACCTGGTTGTTAAGAAGAAACAGCGGCTGTACAGCAGTTGTTACTGTTCGTCCGTACTTATCGTACAAACAATCAACTTGCAACTTTGCACCAGAACCTTGGTCCCACGTACTGCTATAAGCAGCAGAGGTGAGTTGAGCTTGGGCCTCAAAGTTTCTGCGCTGCCATTGATGACGCCTTTCTAAGAACTTAAAAACAGGGTCATCTGTTGGCTTCTTAGCAACTTTGGAAAGATAGACGAAAAACGGGGACTGCTGAGGAGCAAGTTCAGGAAGCCTCTCCCCGAAGTTATACATTCTTCGGGAATGGTCAACGGAACTAGATTGCATTGAGCCACCAGCGCCGATGCTGTATTGATTAGCCATCGTGGTATCTCCTCGTCATCTGTTGTTTACGTCCAAGGATTCGTATCTTCGTAGTCTTTGATGATAGAATCCATTATCCTATCCGAATCCGTTTTGGAATCAACACCCACATTCTGTGAGGGAAGTACTCCCATCGGACTCGGCACTTGTTGCGCCCTCTTGGCCTGCTGAAAATCCGGACTCGGTTGAGCCTGCGGAGGGGCAGCAGGGGGAGGCGGGGGAGTTTCTAGATTATTATCTAGTGTGTATAACCTCCAAAGGTTATCAATCGTGAGACTATTGGGGTCAGACATCTTCGACACAAAATCCTGAGCAACG